TGCCTGTTAGCTGCATCTTTTGTAATAAGAAAGTTCGCAGTCCCTCGAAGTGGACTGCTTGTAGAACGTGTAAATGTAAGAGTAGGCGAGCCGCCTGTGCCGTCAACGGGGCGAGAAGCCGCTGCATCAGCGTAAGTCGCCCAGCCAGTTGTGTTTGATTCTGCATCGGGATTTAAAATGTAGTTAGTACTAGATCCGCCCGAGCCAACTTTACTCTCGGTGCCGTCGTCATTTAGTTGATAAAGAAAACCGTCGGATTTAAAATAAATCTTCCCATTTCCTGAGCTTGGTGTCGCAGGTGTCGACTGCTCTGGGATTGTAATCGGCCCCGAAGTAATAGTGGGCGAAGTCATAGAAGGCGTCGTCATCACTGGCGACGTTAAAGTTTTATTGGTAAGAGTTTGCGCTGTGGTAGTGTCTACAAGTATTTTTGGAGTGGCTGAGCCATCCGACACGGTAGCAACGTTAGTGTCTGTGCGATATTTCATCGTGCCCTTCGGTTCACTTGCTGTGTCCGAAGTGGCATTTTCCATTTGAGCTTTTTCTAGCTGGCCATAAATTTTTGCCATCTCAATTTCCTTTTCAATGCTCTAATCCCAGCTTAAATGCACTTCCAGTCAGTCTAGGCACCACAAGAACCAGGACAAACTTTTCTCGCGCACTAAAGCTGGGACTACAAAATTGATAAAAAAAATCTCGTGCGCAATTAATAAGCCTCCTATAAAAATCAGGGAGCGCGCCGCAGTGTCCTTCGGACACGCTCCCCGAAATCCTAGCTAGCTAGTAGATCACGGAATACCATACATTATGCCGCAATTTCCGGGTTTGTTGACGACTAATTCGCCAAACAAACAGGTGTCGACAATGTACTGATATCCAGTGGTATTACGAACCTCAAAATATTCGTTTCCATTTGGACCTTTTCGTTTCTTGAAGAAACCGTTTGAGTAAAACTTAACGGCTGACATATCAAGAGCGACGATGCTTGTGTCATCCCATTCTTGAATCATGACAATCTTCAAAGTGCCCTTCACAGAGCGAATGATGATTTCATCCCAACCGTAAACAGAAGCTTTTCTGTCAGCTACAGAAACTTGGTACTGCCCTTGGTAGGGAGTAGTTTCCATGAGCTTCATGCAAGCTCCACCCCATTTGTAACTCATGAGGAAGGTATCTGCTTTTCCACCACGTGCTTTCTTTCTGACATCTGTGTAGAAATCAAAAAGTTGGCTAAGAATGTTGGAAGTTGTAACAGATGCGCCAGAATAGTTAATTGCTTGCAAAAACGGATAGCTTAATTTCGTCTGTCCGAAAATCGTGGCCGACCCGCCGTTTGCTGCACTCAAAAGTTGGTCTTTCAAAGAGCTAAAGCTATTTGACTGAGCCCCGTCCTGATACAGTTTCGCATTTTGCGCTACAGTATAGGCCGAAATGTCAACCGCTGCTCCGCCTCGTGTTGCAGAGAAGGTAACAGCACTGGTATTTACGTTGATGGCAATTACATACACCGTGAGAGGTGAAGAGTTATCATCATCAATTTGGCATTTTTGTGCCAAGCTGAAACGGTCAACCTTATCTACAATCATGATACCAGTAGCTGCGTTTGTCGCATCGGTAACAGTCGCAAAATGAGGTCCAGTACCAAGTTGTACTGAGCAAACAAATTTCATGTACTCAATAAATTGGTCGATTTGGTCAGGCAATATTTTAAGGAAACTGTCTTCCTTGATGCGGCCTGAGTGGTCCATGAGGTCACGTTGATTAAATATAAGCGAGCCCCAGGCTTCCTTATAGTCATCAACTGAGCCACGGATGTAGCTGTATTCTGCAATGTCGGTTGAACCCGTCAAAGAGCCGAAAGCTACGCTTGAAGCTTGTTGTCCCATGAAGGGTACAATTAGTTTTCCACCCTTCCAAGAATTATTTTTTTCAACGTTTGTTAAAATCCAGTCGCGCTTGATGAGTTCTTCCATTAACAATTCGTTTGGCAAGAATTCATTTAACATCGCCTGGAAGGTACGAGTCGTGCTCATATTTTATCCCCCTAGTCGGTAGTGTTTAAAGTCAAAGTTTATGAACTAAAATTATCGCGAAGCTTGCGCAAATCGTCCAAGCTCTTGGGAGTTCTCTTTACAGGAGATCCACCCTGACCTTGTAAATTTGGTATCACAGGCTTCTTACTTTGTGCTTCGACTACCGCCGCATGGCTTTGCGGGGCGACATCGGCAGCGCCTGGCTGAGGCACTGTTCCGTTTTGTACCGATTGGCTTATCAGTGACAAAACTTCTTTCACGGCATTCTCAACTGGCAAATCTTCACCAGTCATCGTGTGATAAGCAATGCCACGCTTAATCACCTCTTCCCGAAACGCTCCCGGTCTCCCAGTGCGGCTATCAAAATGCTGAACTACGGCTTGCACTTCTGGCTTTGAAAGCTCGCCTTGTAATTCCCTGCTTCGCATTTCTACCTGGCTTTGGTAAATCTGCGTTTGCAGTTCCGCATTCTGTTGCTCAACGGTTTGTAGTCGCTGAGAGTCTTGTCTCTGCGCTACAATCTTTTGCTGCTCTTCGGGCGGGAGCTGCGAAAACTTGAGCTTCTCTATAGCATACCTTAAAATTTTATCTTCGGGTATCTGAAGAGCTTGAAAAAAACTCTCCATGTCACCCTTCTTTACTAAATCAGATACATAATTGAGACTTTTCTCAATATTGCCATACTTTCCTGATAGTTCTTCATGCTTGGCTTTGTATTCATCACGCAATTTCTTTACAAGCGGTAAACCCTTCTGCGCCTGGAAAAGCTCTTGAAATTTTTTCTCTAAATCCGCATTTGTTATAAGAGGCCTTGCCCAAGCGTCAAATTCTAACTCTTCACCGTTCGCATTGTACTTGTATGATGGGCTATAGGCAGGTGACGCTACTTTCGTAGACTCAGCCGTGTCTGAGATTAGAGGCTCTTCCCCAGTCGCTATCTCGGGAGTCCCCACTTTATCTTCAGTAGAGGACGCAGGGGCTCCGCCTTCACTAGGCGTCGTTGGCGTTTCAATTCCAGGTGTGGTGTCGGTCGTTTGTGGTGTATCCATGTGGTGTAAAATTTCCCTTCCTTAGAAAATTATTGTAACTCCTCTGGCGAAGGCATCATCTGCCCGGCGCCTTGTTGATTCTGAGTTATCATTTGCGAAATGTCAGCCTGCGCGCCTGAATTCATCGATTTTAATTGCTCTAAACTCATGCCCTGCGTCGAAAGCTGCTTTATAAGCCAATCAAGCGCCTGATACGGCACCTCGGCCCTAGCCACTTTTCCAGACTCATTCGGCACATACATGTCACATTTTATAAGCGCTCCACCAACTGGAATGTACTCATTCTTCGCGTCAATGATGGCTTGCTCTTTTCTCGCAATCTCTTGCTCATGCTCAGCTATCAACGTGTGATAATTTTGCTGAATCGTCTCATCCAAGAATTTGAAATCACCCTGCTTGGTTCTATGCGTGAGCTTGTCCACGTAATATTTATTGTCGGCATACATCTCAACCGTAGGCACCTCGCCTCGCTCAAGTGCTAGCATGTCATTTTCTACTGACTCATAGTTAATCGTGAAATCTGAGAAAATTTCTTTGTTATTCACAAAAGGCATGTTCTTCATGATTTTGCCAACATCTTCGCGATTCAAATTTGTCCCAGCATACTGCAGCAAGTGATTAAGCGTGAGCTGTCGCCCAAACTGCGTGTCTGCAGAATCAGTCTGCTCCTCTACTACAATTTGATACGCTAGCGGTGTGGTCTTTCTAAACTCAGAAATATTTATGAACTCAGCCCGACCCACGGCCCCTACAAGCATGTTGTCTGGCAAGTAAAATTTTGCCAGCTTCAATGTTAATTCGCAAATCTCCGATAAAAACTCTTCAAACTTCTCTGCATATTTACCAAATCTGGTTTGCTGCTTTATCGATTTAAACAAATTTGAATAAGGGTCCTGGTTTTGATTGTCATCAACCATGGACTCTTCCATCATCACGGCATCGTACATCTCTGAAATTTGCTGCTCAATGTAACCCATAAACTGGGAGCCATCGCGACCGGCTAAAATAGTTGGCGGCGCACCTTGGAAAGTAATCCCCCGCACACCAGGGAGCAAGGCGCCTGGCTGCAATTTTGTGCCCGCCTGGTAGATGACCTTATCATCTCCAACCGTCACCTGATGCGTTGCTAACTGTGAACTTGCGCGATTTATCTCTGCCTGAAACGGACGCGCTACTTTAATAATCGAGCGCGCACGAGGTGTTCCAGAAAATTCATCGAAACCTTTCCAAATAATCGGAAAAATCCCCTCTGGCAGCTCTCCCTCTTCCAAAATTCCAAACTCCGTTGCAATGTAAAAATATCCCTTCGGATAATCAAAACACGGGCGGTAGTAAGTCTCGCGCACCATGATGCGCTTGTCTTCCTTCTGATAGTTTTGATTATTCGAATCAAATATTACATAAGTCTCTTTATCGGAATCCTGAATCGATTTTAATTTCTCAGGACTATCCGCATACACACCCATTAAATATTTCTTATCTACCATTTTTCGGTAAATAAAATAAGGCGAGTCACTCATCGTGTGCGCAGAGCGCGAGCGTAGCAAATCATAACCAGGAATGGACTCGAAACCCCAATCCCCTTGAAAAATGGGCCGCCCCTCATCTGCAACCATGGCGCCCTTTTCGTCAAGCACCTCAGTTTTACCGTCATCACTCATCTTCGGGCTGTAACCTATAAGCTCACCCTTATTCGGGTCCCAGTAAACCTTACAAGCCACTTCCCCAATATCTACAAAATCCTTAACCCAGCGACGTATCTTGTCCTTGAACTTGTGGCGCGTCTTC